AGATCTGCTGATAATCTATCTAACTTCTCAAATAGTACTTGATCTATTTTTTCTTGTTTATCAATCTTCTCGTTGTGCACAGCAAGAAGTTGACCCATTTTTACAGAGTTGTCCTGTAACGAGTCTACGACTTTTTCTAATCTTTCTAATATAGCCGTATTAATGTCGGACATCCCTCTAAATTGTTTTACTATACGTTTCTGATAGCAAAATCAAGTGCAGATTGATACGAAGCAGCGTCTTTGTTGACCATGTACTGGAACTGTTGCTTGTGTGTATCGTCTAACTGTGCATAACATGCTGCAATTCTCTTAGCAGAGAAGTTATCTAAATTTTGTGTAGATCCATCACCGAATTGTACCCTAGCAAAGTTTTCACTTCCATTTGGACTTAATTCTGATGTTGCCACATCAAGTGCAACCTGTATTACATCTTGATTTTCAATAATTACATCTTTTTTCACGTTAGTTTCCTCATTATTACGTTTTAGTTTTTTCTGTTGAGATGATGCTTTCTTTTTAAAGTCAGCAAGTCTCGCCTTCATAAGAGTATCCATCTCTTTGGTCTTCTTGACCATCTTATCCTTTGCTTCACCACGCTTTTTCTGTAGATCTTTCTGTCTATTCAGTTTTTTCATCTGACCAATCTGTTTTTGTGCTCTCTCTGTTTCAGAGGACACTACTTCTGTGATTGGATTCTCAGTTTCTACATGTTCTTTTTTAGTTCCAGTCATTTTTCTACGTTGTATACGATTAAAAAGATCTTTTGCACCCGATGTGCGACCATCAACTGTCTCATTATTTTTCTTATACTTACGATGTTGTCTAGGATTCACCATGACAAACGCTGGTGGTAACTGTAAACCAGATCCATTGCCAGCAGAATTAATTGATTCAGTCATATTAGATTCAGTTGTTTTAGACATTCCTCGTCAACATCTTCGTTAAGTTTAGGTGGTAATCTATTTAGAAATAACATAAACGCCTTAATAATAGACCAGTATGTTGCTTCTACTTTATAGAATAGCAGCGGTGTCGCTGCCTCATCAAAGACATTATATAATACTATCACATGATTGAGTATCAGGTGAGTTTTTATCTCCCCCGTTGTCTCATACCTTCTTAGTAGTCTTTTAATATACTTAAATCTCTTTAAGTCTTCTTCAAAGTCTGAGTAAGTGACGGACAACGGGTTATTATAATTTCTAATTGCAAAAATTAACCAATTTTCATGGTTCAATTCACTGATATTCATGTCATATTATGATGAGAATGTTAGAGTTCCTGCTCCGTTAGAGATAACTTCTTCAGTACCATTAGCAGAGGTGATCTTAACTCTATAGTTCTGTCCATCTAATGTAGCACCACCAAGTCCACTGTATGCAAGAGTTGCAGTAGTGAAGTCAGCATATGTGATACCTGTATCAAGTGATGCAGTGATGTTAACCCAACGCTTAGTTCCAGACTTCTGTCTCTGCCATACGTATGCAAGTGTGCCAGGTGTTCCTGTTGTACTTGTTGCAACAGCAAATGTTCCAGCACCAGAAGATGAAGCAGAGTTGCCAGGTTGTGATGTGATAGTTACAGCAGATGCAACTTCAGCAGCAATGGTATCATCAGATGCGTCACCAGATGTACCAGCAGCAACAGACATCGCTGCTATACACTCTGCCTTGTGACGAGTGTTACCATAGTGATCTGTATATGTTCTATACAACCACCAACCAGGATTTTTAATTCCACGAGACTTACTCTCAGCAAGAGAACCTTCAGTAGAATCAGCAAATACTAATTCATAACTGTTGGAGTCTCCACCTAGGATTACAAATTCTGCAACCTGTTTTGGAGGAGTTCTTTTAATTACACTAGCAGCTGCAACTGTAGCAGTTGATCCAGCATATACTTTGTGTAATTCAATACTAGTAGTGCTAGTAATACTCTTGACAATGTAGTTTACACCATCAATTTGAAGTACATCACCACCGACAACGGTGTCAGCAGCGTTCTTTGTTACGGTGGCATCACCATTAGTGACACCAATAGTGTTTGAGAATGCAGCTGCATCCGTTGTTCCAATAAGTGACATCTTTTTCTCTAATCTTGTTGTTCTAAGGTTTATTTATAAAAAGGACTATTCCTTTGCTGCGATAGCAGCTTTGACAGTCTCAAGTAACTTGTCATCCATATCAGTTTTGGTCAGTTTAACTGCCTTACCTAAGATAACTAAGCAAATATCTATTAATTTTTCCCCAAGTTCCTCGTTTTCGGGAATCTTGTTTACTGCATCAGAAATTACTTTTGTTGCAAGTGGAAGTAAAAAAGAAAACATGGTATTATTCCATAATGTGTGTTCTTCTATTTATTACTTTTCCCACTCCCCAATTATTTCACCCATAATCTTCATGAAATCCTTGAATGACATGAGTTTTCCTACCCTATGATATCTCCTTGCCTTCATTACACCTGACTCGAATGATTCTTTTGCTACCTTTTTCTCTGGTAGTCCTTTATGTTTGGTAGATGCAAAGTCCTTAGCATCTTTTTTCTTTATGCTGGCAGCAACTCTGGAAACCTCAGGTGAGGTAGTTTTCTTTTCACCCGTTTTTTGAGCTTGTCTAACCATCCCGAAGAATCTTTGTTGGGACTTTGAGACTGACTTTTCTGTGACATAATTTTTTGACTCATTATTTACATTAGTAGTCATTCCTTTTTGAGCATCGGGAATACGAGGCATGACTTCTACTTGACTTTTCTTTTTAGATTTAGTCTTTCGTTCCTTGTCCTTGCAATCACATTCCTCTCGGAATTGTTTGAAGGGTTTCATTTCTTTTTCTTCATTGCAAGGATCTTGCTGACCTTCTTGCGTCTAGCAATTAGGTACTTATCTGACTTGTCATGATCTCCATCATTATCAATGTCCTTATCTTCTTTACCAACTGGATCTAATTTTTTCTCTGTTACATGCTCTACTGATTCTGCTGCTTTCTTAAATGCATTTTTAGCAGGATATCCTTTGTCGCCAGGTTTTGCAGGAGATTCTCCTCTCTTTCTCTTAGCGTGGATGTTGTCATATAAACCTTTCTTACCTTCTTCTAATTCTTCACCGTCATGAGTTAACTCATCACCTGCTTTAACACAGTTAGGAACAGTTTTACCACCTTTATTCTTAGTTCCTGCTGCCTTATATCCTTTCCAGCAAGTAGATGCACCAACATTCTTACGTGCAGTTTCCATGCTACCTTCTACTGCATACAATCTTTTTTCTAGAACCCAAGTTTCACCATTTAATTCAAACTCTTCAGTCTCAAGAACTTCATACTCTTCCTCCATCTGAGGAGATGTTTCTTTTGCTCCAACTGGAGTTACTTTCTTTACTTCTTTCTTTCTCTTTGTGACATCTTCTATCTCTGCACCATTAGACTGTGGATCCATACCATCAAATGGGGCTTCATGAATGTCAGGCATATCAGTATTCTGGAAGCAATCGCCACCCATCCACTTACCATACTGTTCCATCAGTCCTGATGAAAACTGGTCGTTATTATGTACTTTATTAATTGGATCTGGTTTCTTCATCGTTCAATAGGGAAGTTCTTCTCGTATTATTTATAGTTCTAATATTCCTAATCCACTCACGTAACATATTTCCATCATCTGTAATTACAATGGCATAGTTACCACCCACTCTATGGATGCGTCCTTTGTCTCCTGTACGAGCAGACATAACAGCATCACCTTCTTTAAAAACTTCTGCTTGACGTTGTTGTTGTCGCAGTGCTTCTTCACGTAACTTTTTAAAATCCTTCATTTGTAATTATTAGGTAAGTTTGCTGCAATCTCAATCATGAGAGCACGGCAATCATTATCACTTAATGTCCTAGGTGTGCCAGAACGAAATGTTTTAAAGTCACCAGCATGTGCTGCACGACGCATCTTAGTTCCTGAAACGGCAAAAGTATCACCATCAGCATCTCTACTTCCAGAAGATTTTATATCAATCTTTCTAAAAGAAAAATCTTTTCCATTATATTTATGGAGGAACTGCATGGCAGAAACCCTGTCAGAACCTACCAAAAATACAACCTCATCATATCCTGCCAACATAAGATCCTGTAGAATAGCTACTGGTTGTTTAGGACCTGAATATATCTTGCCACGATGCGTTGGAAACATCTTGTTCATATAGAATAACTTTCTACTAGGTAGTAATGGATTAGTTCCTTTAGTATCTACAGTCTGTGAAATGTATATACGATAGTCATTCATACCAGCAGCACGTTTCACACCGTCAAAGTTTTCCTTATGACCTGTGGTTGGTGGTTGAAACCTACCAAATGTGAAGTAACAAACCTTTCCGTCTAACGCCATTGCTTCTGAAGAGTGAAGTTATTGTATGCAAACTCAAGACGGTTAACAAACTTGATCATGTCTCCATCTTTATGAAGAACATATCCTTCAGGAGTCGTGACCTTATATCCTTTATCCGTCTGGACAAAAGTCCTGAATTCCTCTAGATGATCAAGTTTATCTATAACCATTTGTTTTACTTCCTGCAATTCTTTATAGAGTGATAGCATAGACTTAAACTTAGATGAGTTATTTACGAGATAATTTTCACTATTATATACCAGATTACGTTTCTTGACTAAGTTGTCAGCAGTTTTAATTTTTGCAAGTTCCTTACTCATCTTTGCATGATAGAAATTTCCCAACTCAATCAATGCTTTATCTACATCGTTAATGCTACGAGCATTTTTAATCTCATTATTAAAAAATTGTTTTAGGTAAGATGATATATGAAACTTAGCATCACCTTTAGTGCCACTAGCACCTACTAACTCATCAAGAAAATCACCACATGTTTTACACATCTTTTCAATATCTTTAACATAGGTATCAAATTTCATTTCTTCTGAGTGATTCAATCCTACCTTGTGCATAGGTGTATCGTTATTTACTATAAGAGTTTCTGTTGATCCTTTTACTTTAGCACCAGCAAGAGCTTGCATAGATTGTAAATCATCACCAGAATAATGTGTATGAAATACTACACCGATCTTCGCTCTGCTCGCTGCTTGTCCAATAGGATGATGCACAGGAATAGCATAGGTAATCGTATTAGGTCTGAATGTGTAAAATTTTTCACCATGAATTGTTTCTGTTTTTAGAGTAGATTTAGTAAAAAGAAGATCTCCTTGTACTACACCTTGAATATCAAGAGTGGAGAAATAACGGAGAGAAAATTTAAGTTTTTCTGCAAGGTCTCCATCATACCAACCATCAATCTGATCTTCACTATAACAAAGTTTAGGATCAGACTTATTGAATACAGATTTAGTACCAACAAAAAACATTCCTGTCTGAGGATCTGTGCCACATATAACTGATGGTGCACCATCCCATTTAGTTTGCATAAAACCTGTACTGTTATCACAACCAAGCATCTTGCGTAGTTCTTTTAAAAAAGACACAGCAGCTTTACAACCCTCAACTCCGTAGTTGAGCATTTCATCTTCTAGATGTTCCAGATGTTTTAGTTGCTTAACGTTTGCCATTACTTCTTGTAGTAATCTCCATTAGTATGAGTGGGATAAACTCCACCTTGTTTGTTTCTTATATTAAATTTAAACTCATAAGATTTAGTTTCAAAAAGCATATCAATTCTCTTACCTTTACCAGTAGCACCACCATAATTTATCTCAACTGTGTTCCCAACAAGAGATGCAGCTTTGTTCATATAATTTTTATCAATTTCATAACATTCTAATTTTGAACCAGTATAATGAACCATCCAATAACCATAACCAACACCACTTTTAATCATTTCTTGTAATGCTGCTTTACCTGAGTTATCAAGTGTAGTATCTTCAATGTGATTCTCTACCGTAGGACCGTTCTTAGTTCCATAGTTAGCAAATACGTCTAAAAATTTCTGTTGATCAATACCAAACATGTTTAGATACTCTTGACCATCATCAGGTATCTCACCTGCTTTTAATTTTGCTTCTGGAAATAGATTAAGTTTACCTTTACCTGTTCCTTTGATACCACAGTTGAAAAATGATAGTGTGCTTCCAAACTTAACTGAAAGGTAAACTGGTTTGTCATTAACTGTTAAAGTAATATCTGTCAGAGTTTTTCCAATATCATTGGTAGTAGTACCACCTGCAGAGATAACAATATTACTACCTTTCTTCTTAAGAGGACGTGCTTGGTTTTTACCACCTTCACCTAAAGCTTGAGTAGGTCCCTCTCCATATTTTTTAACCATAGCATCAACAATAATGTTGACATGATCTATATATTTTTTTGGTTTCTTACCAGAACAATAATCAATTAATGATTGAGTAAGATCGTCTTCATACACATTACCCATGTTGACTTTCTTCCCACCCTTTACTTGTCCACCGAACTCGTCAGTTTTTACAAAGTCTTCTAAATCTAAGTAAATATCTTTACTACTTACACTACGAGATACACCTGTACCTGCAGGAATATTACATGTAAATTCAATATTGTTTTTACCACGAAGTCCTTCTCTGCATATTGCATCAAAAAGCATCTTTGCTGAATTTTCTTTACCAGAATTTCCTTTTATATCATGAAAGTCTTGAAAGGGTGAGGTTATATATTTACCTGCATTCTTACGAGTGACAGTGAATCCTGCCATCTCTATAATACCAATATCAGTTTGAAAACGATTATCTTTTCCATTACGATTCAAAGCTTTATCAAATAAGGTATCCATGCGATCAAGATACCTTCCGCCGTTTCTGAAAAAATCTCCTGCTTTCATGAGAAACCCTCCTATCTAACTATTTAGAGAAGGGTTGTAGAACCTAGTGATGCAATAAAAAATGCTTGTTAATAACATCAATACGTTCTTGTGCTTTTGCAATTATATCAAGTTGATCTTGGATAGAACCAAGAACATCTGAATGCTCACCTATACCTACAGGATTATGTAAGTAAATTTCAACATTTGTTTTTGCTTTGCTGATCTCACCTTTTGATTGCTCAAGCAAAGATTCTATAGTTAGTTCTCTTAAATTACAAGACATGGGTTTTTCTTTTATGTAGCTTATATCAGGTTGGTTGTTGTTGTGTGTTTCAAAATCGCCACTCATCTGTCTCCTTTTTTACGGTTTTCTGAATAGTGAATATCAAACTTGCCATCAGGATAACGACTCTCAAGTTTTTTTACATTGCGTTCAATGACTTCATCAAATGATACATCTAATGCCATACATGCCTGTGCTACGTACCACATAACGTCACCTAACTCAATGATGAGATGTTCTCTATTATCTTCATCCCAAGGTTTTCCTTGGAATATCATTTTCTTAATTATCTCAAGAAACTCACCACCTTCAGCGTTGATTCCTACACCACTAGTAAGGAGTCTCTCAATGTTAGCACCCTCACGATCTAACTCGCCAATACGATCAGCGAAGTCTACGAAGTTAGTTGAAGCTTCTGAAGTAACTGCAGAAACAAACTCTTCATATCGGTTAAAATTAATTGTCATACATTCCACTCTGCAAATTTTGATAGTCTAGATTGTGTGTCAGCAAATTGCTGGAAGTCCTCACCAGGATCTTCATCGTTAATGTTAATAGCAGAGGCATCCTCTGCTACATCATACAGTTTCATTTTTGATCTGTCAATTCCCACCATGAATTTTCGTGAGGAAGTAGGGTCATTGTATCTGTTTTTAAGTTGTTTGACCATGATGCGACCCTGTTGCTCAAGTTCCTCAGTAGATATAAGGGCAAACATAAAATCAGCAGTGGCAGGGAGACCAAAAGACTCACTAGTGTCAGTGAGATCGGGATCAGAGTTACCATAACCACTACGAGTAGTTTGAGTAGCGCTGATAATAGGGACATTACATTCCACAGCAAGACCGCGAAGCTCCTCAGCAATCGCTTTAACATAGGTATACGAGTTAACAATGGCACCTTTGTACCTCACACTTGCGCATATATTTAAGTAATCTACGAATATTATAGCAGGTTTAAAATCTTTTTTCAAGGCTAGATCTGATAAGAGTGCCTTAAAATGTCCTGCATGTGCAGACGCTGTTGGATATTCTTTGATAATAAGTTTACCTCTAGTCTTTTTAGCAATCTCATTGACTTTACTAGAAAATAAAACCTCAGGTAAATCTATAATATCTTTAACGTTTACGTTGAGAAGATTTGCATCAATTCGCTCTGCAATTTTCTCCTCTGCCATTTCACATGTAATGTAGAGAACGTTGTACCCCTCAGTGAGGGCGGAACCAGCCATGTGGCACATGAATAAACTCTTCCCGACACCTGTACCAGCAAGAGCGATGTTGAGAGTCTTGTTAGGGAGACCACCTTTCGTAATATAGTTAAACTTTTCAAGGTCAAAGGGAATTTTTTCTTCTTTCCTATGATAGAATTCATATCTGTCTGATGATTGTTCAATGTAGTCATGTCCTATATGTTCATCAAATGAAACCGCTAAAGCATCCTGTAAAATACTAGGTATAGCACCCTTTGTGAACTTTTTATCTCCGCCGTCAGCAATCTTGATGGACTGCATGAGTGCTAAGTATATAGCACGATCTTGACACCACTTTTCTGTGGCATCACACAACCAGTCATAATCCACCCACTCATCAGTTAAGGAATTTATTTCCTGTAATGAATCTTTGAATGCCTCGTCTGTAAGGTCTGCTCTATTTTGGATATTAATTGTGAGAACTTCTTTAGTAGGGATCTTATCATACTTCGCAGCGAAATCAGCAATCTCCTCAAAGATAATTCTTTCATGATAAGTCTCATAATATTCTGCTTTTAGAAACGGGACTACCTTACGATAATATTTTTCATTATATATGAGGTTCCTTAAAATAGTTTGTTCAATACGTTCAGTCATTTAATTTTAACCTTGCGAAAGATTTCTCACTTAATCTCTTTTGAATTAGTTTACCATAGTCTTCATGTAGTTCGCAACCAATGTAATGTCTATTCAAGGATTTAGAAACAATTGCTGTTGTTCCTGATCCCATGAATGGATCTAAAACTATGTCACCTTCTTCACTTCCTGCTTTGATACATGGTTCAATTAAGTCAGGTGGATACACAGCAAAGTGAGCTCCTTTGTATGGTTTGTTTGTCACTGTCCAGACAGATCGTTTATTCTTTGTTGTATAACTTTTTGTAAGCCCCGAATGTGGTTGTAACCCTGTTCCCTTATTATGATATTTTCCTTTTGTTCTATCTCTTGTTCCCCAGTCTTGCTTGACGGGTTCTTTAATTGCTTCATTATCGTAGTAATACTTTTTATTTTTACTGAACAAAAATATATATTCGTGAGACTTAGTACACCTATCTCTCACACTCTCAGGCATTGGATTTGGTTTATGCCATATTATATCTTGTCTCAGGTACCATCCATCAGAACGTAAAGCAAATGCGAGCATCCAAGGTATTCCGATTAAATCTTTTTCTTTTAATCCTTCTAATTTATTTCCTCGTTTATTGCATTGTTGTGGTAGATCTTGTTTCGTTTTACTCACTGATTGTTTAGGATATGATTGACCTTTACCAGGTCTATAGTTGTAATAACTATCTCCTATGTTTACCCACAGTGTACCATCATCAGTTAGTGCATCACGCACAGATCTGAATACTTCTACTAAGTTTTGGATGTATTCTTCTGGTGTTTGTTCTTGACCTATCTGATTTTCTTCGCCACCATAATCACGCAACCCATAGTAAGGAGGTGAGGTAACACAAGTTCTTGCTTTACCATCAAACTCTTTTAAAGTCTGACGACAATCACCAAATAAAATTGTATCAACCACCATAGCTATATTCCTTCTTTGCTGCCTCCTCCAGTTGTTGCATTACTCCTTCGGTGAAGTACTTCTCTGGATCCTTGAGAATAGCAGAAGGGTAGACGCTAGACTCCCCAACAACAATACGATTTCCTTTTCGTTTGAAGACCCCATATTGTTCACCCAGTTCCAATAGTCCGTAATACTTGTCAAGTCCACGGTCATCAAAATACAATCTAGTTTCAATTTTACTTCCCTCCTTAGTTAAACGTGATTTTTTTGC